TTCAGTGACAGTACCCAGACTACCGACATCAAGTCCATTATCAGGTTCGTCAATATAGCCCGTTGCCGAACTGGTAAGCTTAACTCGATCACCAACATTAAACATAATCAATCTCCATTTTGTATCAGAGAGAAGCTTTGTCTCTCTATATTCCCATCATAGCGGATTCGTGGAATATGTCAAGCAGTTTTGAGCCATTTCATAATGTTTTCAGGTGCAGTCTCGCCGTATGGATCATCATCGACATTGTGACCAAAGCCAGGTTCAATGAACCACTTTTCGATCTTGCCGTTGTTTACCACTACAGCATAACGCCAGGAACGTGTGCCAAAGCCAAGATTTTCCTTATTCACTAGCATCGACATACCACTGGTAAATGTACCAGAACCGTCTGGAATGACCTTGACCTTCTGAAGCTGTTGTGACTTGGCCCAAGCGTTCATTACAAAGGCATCATTGACTGAGATGCAATATACATCATCAATGCCTAGTGCCTTGAAGTCTTTATAGTTTTCTTCGAAACCAGGAAGCTGATATGTCGAACAAGTAGGTGTAAAGGCACCAGGAAGAGAAAAAATAACTACGCGCTTGTTTGCAAAATAGTCAAACGAAGTCCTTTTTTCCCAACGATAAGGATTTGGTCCTTCAATCGAATCGTCACGCACACGAGTTTTGAAGACTACGTTTGGAACGACTTCTGGTAGATATTCTGTGGGATCATACAGATGTGTCTGGTACATATTTTATCCTTTCATAATACGTTCACGTAGCCCAGAAGAACTATAGTTATGTTCGCGTCTGTTATAATAAATCTCAATGCCTGGCATATATTTGCCAGTAAAAGTTTTAGACACATACTCTTCTCCTACAAACCGAATATCAATCTTCTGGGTGAGTAGAAGATTATATAGGTCTCCTTCAGTGGAGTATGGAATGATTTTGTCTACATATTTACAGGCATTTAACTGTGACCAACGTTCATATACATCCTGAACTGGCTTATTCTTTTCTGGACGATCAATCGTAGGATCAGTCTGAAGTGCTGCGATAAGAAAATCACAGTGTTCTTTAGCTTCTTCAAGCATAAGAACATGACCCGAATGAAACAGATCAAAGCAGGAACATGTAATACCAATCTTCATAACAATCCTTTATTTCACTTAGACCTTTTCAGTGTCATCAATCACCACTTCAAGACAAACATTGTCTTTATTATAGATAGCGTCTAGACTTTCAGCAAGTTTTACAGCAGCTTTATAATCTTCGACCAGACACTCAACAACCATTTCATATTCTGCGTTCAATGCATATACATGAAACATGGTAGTTTCCTTTGATATGTGGCTCCCTTCCTAGGTATCGATCCTAGCATTTTACTGGTTAACAGCCAGTTGCGTTCGCCTGCTCGCTCGAAGGGAATATAACTCTACTTATAACGCTCGTTGATGAACGCAAACCACTTGTGATAGAGACCAACTTCCATTCCATATGCCTGACATTCCCAAGGCGAATCAAAATACAAATCTTCATTGCGCTTAGGTTTCCAGATTTCGCCGTGCCATTTGCTGGTCATCTTTAGCTTGCCTCTAGACACAATCACAATGCCGCTTTTCAGTTCATTCTTAGCGTATTGCTTGACATGAACCATTTCATGCGCTAGCGTTCTGATCATATCTTCTATCTTCTGGCGCTTGAGGCGAATCGTGAACCACCGTGGATTCCTTGTGCCCTCTTCGTCTACACATTCGCCATGAACGTCTAGGTTTGTTTCAATTTCCAGATCAATGGATAGATTACGAACCATGCGAGGGTCCATCAACTGGCGCGCAAAAAACTCTGCCGCTTCGGTGAGTTCCTCAGCTTTGCGCGCATTGATACCTGATACGTGAACTTCCATTTCATCTCCATCGTCTATGTTCTGAACCTAGCACGCGTGCTAGGTTCTGAACCTAGCACGATTCGGGATAAATGTCAAGAGATATCAGAAGCGTTCAGGACCGCCACAGATGCCGACCGCAAAGGGATACCAAGCGGTAATCGCAGCAATGGCAACGAACGGAATAGCGATGAAAAACTTAATCAACGCAATGGGATGCATAAAACTAACGAGTTCCTTGAACCCAAAGAGTTCTAGGGCAACCAGAGCGAATGCAATAGCAAAAATCTTAATCATAACGAATCACCTTTCTCACTAACTACATTCTCAATGTAGCTGATTCTGAAAAAATGTCAATCGATAATGTCAGCTTTGTGGCAAAAAAATGCAGGGGTGGCTCCATTGAAACCACCCCCAGAGTTTAGAAAACGACACATAGATTTCACTTTGTCGTCGTCTGAAGAGGAGTATATGTTAAACCCAGTGGTTGTCTCAAAAATGTGGTACTTACCATCGAACGTTCTGATTCTGTATATCATGTCATCCTTAAGGAACTAAAATCTTTCCTGCCCGCTTTACGAGTCATCCACTTCATATTGTCTTCTTCGTTGGCACGAATACCGACCTGAGTGTTGTCCATTACCGGCTTGTCCTGATACTTATCTTTCTTAGGACCTTCTAGAATATTCTCTTGCTCAGAATCATCCACATCATGAAAACGCATCTTAGACTTGTTGACACCGATAACAAACCTCTTGTTTTCGTTGATATCACTGTAGCGATTCTTCAACTGCTTGACAAGGATCTGGTTCATATCAGCTAGCTCGTCGGTTGACATCAGAGCAAACATAAAGTCTACTGTTGCTGGCAAACCAAACGACTCTGAGGTGTTGTCTAGCCCAAGATCAGAAGAGTTATAACCATCACGATTTGACTGTGTAGCCGTGATGATTGGTAGATCAAACTCAACAGCAAGCCCACGCAGTTCTTCTGCAATAGACTTGATATACATGTAGCTATTAACAGAACCACCCATCTTCATACGTGTAGACGCACAGATGTTTATATAGTCAATATAGATCACATCTGGCTTGAAGTTCTTCTTAATACGAAGTTCTTGCAATAGATGCCGGAAGTGTGCAGCACCAGCAGATGATGTTGGATACTCCTTGATAATCAACTTGCCTTGTGTTGACGACTTGATTCGATTGGTCTTCTTGTTGAAAGAATCTTTCGGTAGATCACGAAGTTCGTCCATCGTGATATTCATCAAGTTGGCGTCAATACGTTCTGCAATCCGCTCTTCAGACATTTCCATGGTGATATAGAGAACGTTCTTGCCCATGTTCAAGTGATTGGCTGCACAGTGGGTCATAAACATTGTCTTACCAACGCCCGTGGACGCTAGGATACAGGTCAAAGTCTTCTTTGATACACCACCCTTGGTGATCTTGTTGAAATACTTCAGATCGAACTCCAGCTTCTCCTCGCGAAGATGGTAGAACTCATATCGCTGTTCAGCATCACCAAGAAAGTCATGCCCGATGTTAGTGTCAAAAGACACTGCTAGAGCCTCAGTTAGAATCTCTGGCAATGCTCCTTTACCACGCTTGTCATCTTTACCATCAATAATCTTGATGGAATCCATGATTGCATTATACACAGCCCGTTCTTGGCAGAACTTCTCCGTTTCGTTAAACAACCAATCAATGGACGTAGCCAAGTCTGCATTGAATGTCTGTACAGTATCTTTGCAGATTGAATACTCATCTTCACTAATGTTTGTGAGAGACAAGATTTCAGACTGCAAAGCTTCCTTTGTAGGCACCCTGTAATAAGTCTTGACATACTTGTCAATAAGTCCAAACACGATCTTGTTAGGTCGTGTTTGGAAGTATTCGGTCTTCAGGAATGGGATCACCTTTCTGCAATATTCTTCATTATAAAGTAGATGTGAAAAGATTACATGTTCTTCAATCATATCAAGTCTTTCTTATAAATAGAGTGTAGGTCACGGACTGCCATCCCACCTAATAAACAATAATCGTCTATAAAATCGTCAATCTCTTCATCTGTTATCATTGTTTCATTTGAAAGCATATATTTCTTTTCGATAAACTCTTTGAAACGCGAATCCTTGATGAGTCTTTTGTAAAATCCAGACTTCTCAATATCACCTCCACGGATTTTCTTATCTGAAATCTCTCCAGTATCGAAATCCACCATCTGATACCAAGATCCAGATTTCAATATATGACCAGAATCTAGAGCAACATCTAGTAGACCAGACCATGTTGAGATACCACCTTCAAAACGAACTTCAATAGGAATCTTGGACTTTTCACGAACATGGCGTGACTTTTCAACATTGATGATGAAGTTGTAACCAGTGACTTCGGTGCCATCTTTCTCTTGTTGACGACCAATGATGAAGATTGAATCAGCAGAATAGTAGATACCAGTACCACCAGATACGACGGCCTTTGAGTACATTTCTTGTGTCTGATATGTGTGATTCACAACGACCATTGGAATGTCTTTGATGTTTAGATGTGGCGTAATCATACGAAACACAGACTTGATCTGCTTCGCCCGTGACATATCTGAAACAGACTTGCCATCCTTGGCATCATCAACTTCTTTCTTAGAAGCCAAGTTACCAACAGAGTCAACAAAGATGATTACCTTGTCGCCACGAGAAATCACTTCAAGTTGCTGCATAACATCAAACTTGAACTGTTCAACGTCGGTGATTGGACTATGAATAACACGAGTAGTATCAATGCCAATGGTTTCAAAATACTTCTTACCAGCACCAAACTCCGAGTCGTAAAAGAGACAGATAGCTTCAGGATATTTGTCAAGGTACGCTTTGACTTCTAGAAGACAGAAGAATGACTTGAAGTGCTTTGATGGACCACACCAGAGAGTTAGACCTGGTGTAATACCACCGTCTAGACTACCTGATAGTGCAACATTGAGCATGGGAATGGAAGTCTGAATCATGTCCTTCTTATTAAAGAACTTGGAATCCGATAGCACATCTGCTTCCTTGATTGTGCTTGCTTTACGTAGTTTGTCTAGAATGCTCATATAATCTCCTTGGTTTTCTCCTTGGTTTAAACCAGTATTCACTGTATCACAAAATCACTTCTTAGTCAATGTTTTTCCAGCGATTTTGTATAGTTTCTTGCGAAACTCTTCAATCTTTGCAGCACGATTTGGCCAATGGATGACATCTTTGTCTGCATCCTTGGCTAGATTGTCTAGTAGTGGTGTGATAGCTTTGAGTAGCTTGTCAATCGTTTCCTCATTCTTTGTTGTCTTAGAGACAATGATTGGTGCTGCAATATCTTCGGTTGTGGTGTATGTAAATCCAAAATCAAAATCTTCGTCCATTAGCTGAAAAAGTCCTCTAGTGTTGCGATCTTCTCTGACTTCCAACCAATCACATCCAGAATGCCCTGTAGTGGTGCAATGAACGCTTTATCAAACTGCATTGGATAGTCGATGTACTTCTCCAAATCAAACTCTGATGGCAACTCAGATGGACAGGAGATGACATTTGTTCTAGCGGGATTAGGTGTTTTCATGTAACAGAACTTCACCTTATCACCGTTTGTTATCTGCTCGTATTTATTACCTAGTCCATGACGCTCTAGCATACGATTGTACAGAATACTGCCACGAACATGAATAGGAGTACCAGAAGCATACGTTTCAATGTCTTTGGTTTCATACTTGTCTAGATCACTGACACCACGAGGGAATGCCACTTCCTCAAAAGGCAACTGTGTAAACATTTTACGGAAATCTGCGATGAACGTTTGCAGTGTCGTTTCACTTTCGTTCATGACAAGATTTAATGCCTTCTTAATGTTATCACGACAAGATTGTGGTGTTGATGATTTGACCGCTTCAATGCCAGACATCTTCAGCTTTGCCGAATCGTATGCAACCCCTTCTTGATTCCAGACGTTTAGGATGTATCGCTTCTTTGCTGTCCAGATTGCTTTATCGGCAATAGCTTCACGCTTCATGAACATCTTTTGTGCATATGCATTCATCCGAACAGATAGTTCCAGATATGCTTTATCGATGAATGGTTCAATCTTACTAAGGCAAAACTTATCTAGAACTTCAACGATCTTCTTTGTGTCCGTTTCATCTGGCATGATCTTGTCGACCAGAGGTGCTAGTGTCACATAGATAGAATCTGTATCTGATGCAATGATATAATCATAGTCTGTCGTACCACATAGCTTGTTCAAGTATTCATTCATACGATCAGCAATCCAGCGGATGGAAAGCTGGCCAGACATAGTAATAGCTTCAGCGTGGTTGATGTCATACCAACGGAAGTATTTGTTGC